TATGCCTCGATCAAGGAGGGTGCCGAGGGCATCGGCACTGACTATGAGGCTATGGCTGAGAAGGTTGCTCTTGCGATGGAAGCCCTTGCTGAAGTCGTGATAGTGAGCCCAGAGCAGTCCGACGCTATAGCTGCACTAGAGGCCCAGGTCGAAAGGGTTGAGGCTGCTCTCAAGACGCTCCAGAAGTCGGAGGAGGAGGCAGCAGAAGCGGGGTATGGGCTGTCTGACGCGTTTAGCGACATTGCTACGGGGGCGAAAACGTGGCATGACGCGCAGGAGACAATGAGCGAGTCGATGCAGTCAATGACCGTGGACGCACTAGATTCGTTTGCTAGTGGGATGACCAACGCTGTTCAGTCCGTGGTCGATGGTTCCGCGAGCGCAGAGGATGCCTTCAAGGCGTTTGCGAAGCAGTTCTTGATGGACATATCAAACATGATTATCAAGACCCTTGTGTTTAATGCGGTTACTGCAATGCTGCCCTTTGCCAATGGTGGAGTAGTCGAGGGTGGGCTAGGGGGAATGCAAGCCTTCGCGGACGGAGGCACGGTGGCTGGCGGGCTCGGGCGGTTTATGCCTGTCAAGGGGTATGCCACAGGCGGCCCGATTGTCAACAAGCCCCACGTTGCCCTCATTGGGGAGGGTCAGTACAACGAGGCTGTTGTGCCTTTGCCTGATGGCAAGTCTATCCCTGTGGACTTGGGTGGTGGTGCAGGGGAAACCCAGGTCAACATCAACATCCAGGCTGTAGACGGTGCGAGCGTAGACCAGCTGCTGTTTGAGCGCAAGGATACGCTGCGCCACATCATCAGTAATGCCATCGCTGAAAGTCGGTCCTTCCGTGGAGCTGTGGCCGGAGCCTGATGAGTTTAGCCACGCAGACATTGCCCGCTGGGGAGAGCTTTGAGAAGCCCGACTGGACAGCCAAGACCGTTGGTTCTGCGCTTGACAACTGTGCCCCGTTCTACTTCTGGCACGCAGCGTGGAACGTCAGCAACGGACTAAAGGCTTCAGATTCGGAATACAGCTCCTGCCCCTTCAAGGTAGGTGGGCAGCTCGAGTGCGCTGACTTTGGAACGCTTTTCCGCTCCTCAGTGTCAGGTGCTAACCCAGACATGCCAGCGCACATGACTGACACGACAGGTGGCGATCAGTCAAAGAAGCGTGGGTTGATACTCAGGGAAGAGGACTCATTCAACCATGATGGGCTTTCTGTCGAGGCTCAGTTTGGCTGCTACTCCACTGGTGCAGGGGTTTCTGGCTCCACTCAGCAAGGCAGTGGCGGCTCCTCTCCGCGCCCAGGGTCGATTCGCCCTTTCCCAACAGTCAGCACCAGCGGGTCTACGTCCTTCGCCAATACCTCGCTCGTCGCCAGCGCATCAGGCGTTTTCAGCGGACCCCCTGCTGAGATTGACCCAATCAAGAGCCCAGGCACAGAGGGGTGGGCTGGAAACGCTGTGGCGATAAGGTGCGGGGGTGGGCGGCCAGGTCTTGCGGCTAGTGACTCCTCACCAGCTTTGGGCTCCCAATGGTCTTGGCGTACAGTGTCGGGATATTTCTTTGCTGCTTACCCCGTGAAGAATGGCACGGCTCAAGATTTGTACCTCGAGCTCTGGCGCATAACGACGAACAGCAGCACTGAGCAGATCCCCCGCTTGCTTTGCAAGCAGGTGCTGGCTGGTGCGGGGGGTGATTGGCTCCGTGACAGGCCATATAGAATGCGCGTCGAGGTGGTCAACGTGGGTAGCAACCCAGCGTTCACGGCATACATCTCAGACTTCACCGTGGCTGGGGTCGCTGCGGAGCGTCAATGCTTCAAGGATGGTGTCTTCCCAGCTTCTGTGATTTCAGTCGGACCCAGTGGGGACGGGGGGGTGGTAGCTGGTACAGGTGTTGTGACTGATTCAGGCACGGACAAGATCTCTGCCTTTGCTGACAAGACAGCAGGGGTCGTGATGGGGCGTGACAGGGCCGTAAACACCTCCACCTTCACCGTGGCAGGTGGCATTGTCGAAGTCGTTGAGGGGCTTTACCGGCTAACTGGCAAGCGCACTGACACGGCAGCCATAGTCTACAACGACCTGTTTGACCGCATCCCCACGCCCTCGAGCACAGGCGTAAACTTCGATGCAGCTGTCCTTGGCCTTTACACTTACGGCAACAGCCTCATGGGCATGTTCCAGTCAGACGCGGGTGGCGCAGAAGTGACAGCGGGTGACACTCTAACTAACAAAGCAAAGATCACCAAGTCGCTGGTGTGGACCTCCTCGGTCACGAACATATCCAGCCCGAATGATTACATCACCTTCTACTACGACCCCACGCCCACCGCAAATGACTCACTAGCTAATGCCCCCAGGATTGCATGGCATAAGCGACCCAGCACCCAGTATTTCAACCACCACCCAATCGTTTCCTTTGTCGGTGCAACAGACTCAGGATCTGGTGGAGTGGTCAACACCTTCAGCATCGGGGTTGTGGCTCGCGGGACGGCTACTCAGACCAGTCAGTATGTCATCCTGTTTTATGCTCTATACACCACAGACGGAAGCGGGGCTCAAACATCCCTGAAACTGCGCGTCTCGATGTGGTCTGGGTCTTACAATCAAAACCCTGCTGTGAATGAGGTAGTGCTGGCAGAGAGCGTAATCCACTCGTCAGGTTCGCCCCCAGCTGGCTATGACATTGCCGGTGGCACAAAGCGAACGATGGGGCTAAAGGCCGAGCGGTATGGTGAAGGCTCTACCCCCTCCTCAGCAGCACAATATACCGCATATTGGGGGGGCACAGCGTTGGCATTCACCACGCTCAACCAGGACTGCACCCAGGACGGGACGAGCAAGGTCATCACACACCCCTCCCCTGAACCCCTGACCACTTACGGGCGGGCAGAAGGGTTTATGTTTATGTCGGTCCAGCCCAAACTGACGGGCGCAACAGTGCATTACGTTGACCCGAAGTTTGAAGACTGGACAGAGGGCGCAATGACCGCAGACCCAGAGGTCGAGGTTGGTGGGGCGACAATCTCAGTAGCAGGCGAGGGCAGCCCCTCAGTCAACCTCAGCACCGTGGTCACGGTTGACTGGGCTATTAGCGTTGACTACCCCAGGCCCAAGTACACTGCTGTCTTTGAGTCAGGGCACACCTACGCCTCCCCTGTAGACAGCAAGGCTCGCAGGGTCATCAAAGCGCGGGCCGCGAACATACCCAAGGCGACCTTTGATGCACTGGTTGCGTTCTACGATGCTCGAGGCGGCATTGGGGGTGCCTTCTACTTTGACTTCCCCATCCCTAGTAGCCTTTCCAGCAATGTCCTAACGCAGATCCCCGTGGCCTTTACTTCCTCGGGACTAAAGACAAGCCGAAAGGCCGAGGGCGTTTACGATGTCACCCTTGAGATGATAGAGCTGTTTGTCTAATGCCACTCCCATCATTCCCCACCAGTATCCTCCAAGAGAAGAACCAGCTTGCAACCAGCGAGCAGTTCGTGTGGCTGTATGAGGTGTGGGTTCCGACTGTTCCAGAGACGGTCTACCGTTTAGCAAGACGGCAGGAGAGCGTAGAGTTTGAAGGGTACACCTACAGCCCTTTTCCGATTGGGCACAACGCGATTGTGCGCGACCAGGCGGGCGACCTCCCATCTACTTCTATTGTCGTTTCCAACATCACGCGGGAGATCATCGCAACCCTAGAATCTCACGATGGGCTAGTGGGGCAAAAGGCACGCATCATCCTGACGCACACGCTGTTGGGTGGCACAAGCCAGATGGTGGGAGAGGAGACGTTTGAGATTTTGAGCTCAACGGCAACAGCAAAATCAGCGACATTCACCCTAGGCAGCACCAACCTCTTTGACGCGCAAGTGCCAAAGGCAAGGATGGCACGATTCCATTGCCGTCACCAGTACCAAGGGGGGGAGTGCGGCTATTCTCTGGACTCGTCTCATGCGAACTATCTACCAAAGTGCGACAAGACCCTAAACGGGTTGAACGGGTGCAATGCTCATGGTGCAAGCTACACAGCAGCTGGCCTGACCCCTATTCACCCAGCTCGCTTTGGGGGGTTCCCTGGCATTCCGGTGCCGACTACAGGGGGCGGCTTATAATGTCTCTCGCTTATACCGACCTGCTAAATGCTCCCTATAAACTGCACGGCAAGGGGGCTGATGGCTACGACTGCTCCACGGTCTGCGAGGAGGTTCTAAGGCGTTTAGGCTTTGACGCGCCTGCAACTTCGCCTTTCAGGATCGAAGGCAGCAGCGGGGCTCTAGGTGAGTTTGAGGGCTACATGGACGAAGCTCGCGCAAAGCTGACCCTCTTGGGGACAGACCTGACTGATGCAGCTCAACCTGGCGACCTGGTGCTGACCTCTGCTTCTGCTTGCTCAGTTTCAAGGGGCATGTATGTGCTGGCCGTGCCTGATTTATTCCTTACGGCGACTCCGCGAACCGGCGTGACTGCTGTGATGAGAGATGCCCTGCTACGGTTGCGCCCAACGATCCTTGGCATATACCGCTGCGCCTCCCGAGATACTGAATGAAAGCCCCCAGCACCATAGTTGTCACGGTTGTCGCAACCCCTAATGCGCTTGACCCATACTCTCGAACGATCACGCCTGTAGAGGTTGATGCTGGCTCTACCCTCCGTGACCTGCTCCCTGACGGTTGGGGGCACGGGGAAGGGGAGACGCTAGTTTTCCTAAACTCGACGAGGTGTGAAGACCTCGACACAGAAGTCAAGCATGGTGAAATGCTCCACTTCTTTGGGGGAGTAACTGACCCCACGACCTGGATTCTGATCGGGATCGCACTCATTTCAGCTACTGCCAGCATTGCGATAGCGATGGACATGGAGGTGCCCGCTGCTACTGTCGCGACTAACCCAGACGGGAGTTCCACTTACGGATATTACGGGTTCCAGAACAGCTTCCGCGCAGAGGGTGACCCCCTGCCTGTGGTCTACGGTCGCATCCGCATTGCGCCCCCAGTAATCAACCAAACAATCGCTGCCAGCCCTTTGGGCGGGCCAGTCACGTTGATGATCTCAGAGACAATGTTTTGCCTCCTAGCCCTTAGCGAGGGGCCGATCTATGGCCTGGGTGACCTTGTGGGCGTGGTCGAGAACCAGACTGACCAAGACGCTCTCAGCACTTTTGGCACTTCGACCAAATCAGGAGCGGGCCTGCAAATCAACGGCATCGCTGGAGACAACTTCAAGGGGTGGCTTGATTGGCGCACGGGAACCCTCAACCAGCAGCCATACCTGGGGGGGCACGGTTATACCAACTATACGGACACCTCTACCAGTTACATCCTAGACGCAAAGCCACTTTCGGGTCAGACAGGCTCTATAAGTGACGCAGCTTTCCCGTCTGGGGTGTATGCAGCTGGGTCAGCTAGTTTGCTGGCACAGCCAGACCCTACAGAGTACGCAGAGCAAGACTTGCTCACTGACAAGGTAGACAACTGCCGCGTGGTCATTGACTTCACCACCGGGCTTTACGAGCAGAACACCACAGGGGGGTTTGATTTAGCTACAAAGGTCATCCGCGTACAGTATCGAGAGACTGACGCATCAGGCACGGGCACAGGCGATTACGTCTTGCTGCCTGCTTATCAGGTTTCGGCTGCTGTCACTGTCCCCCAAACGCTAGACATTCCATTCGAGTTCCTGACTCCTGCCAGCTATGTACCCACTAAAGAGGCTGGGTATGCATACAGCGATGCCTTCAATGGCTTGCGCGTTGAAAATGATGACGCAGCAGGAGTGGCAAAACTGCGCCCTGATGATTTCGACAAGTCCACGCAGCAGTGGACGTTCGGCTGCTGGGTTGTGCCTGATGCTTACCAGTACACTGATCCTGCGGAGGACACATACAAGAAGGGCGCTAACCACATGCTTTTCGGGATTTCCAAGCCATATACGTTTCCTGGCAACGTAGCACTGGGGACCACTCTCAACGGATTGCCGTGGGGCGGCATAGATGAAAGCTCGGTGGCTGCTGGCGAGGGTGGGTTCCAAATCACTCTCCGGAAGGATTCAGAGGCGGCTGTGATAGAAGAGCCATTTGGAATGTACGTCTGCCTCGAAGTCTGGCGCGACGATGTGGCAGGAACAGTGGGGGAATGGAGAAGTCCCGGACTGGGAAGTAAATACGATTGGTGGGCAATCAACGGTGGCGGCAGCCCGACAGGTAATTATATACAATATGCCCCTGCGAACCTGAATGGTCCCAACCCTTCTGTTAGTTCTACAGATGACCCCTCTTACTTTTGGACGCATGTAGCCATTCAGTACGACGGTCAAGCTGTTGGCGGAACGCAAGTCACCCTGATTTTGGACGGCATAAACTCGTACCCAATGACGTTCACGGTGCGAGGGGCAAGCCCTACTGAAACGCCAGAAACCCTATTCCCGCAGTTCGCATCTACTGCTGGACTGGCAACCATTGGGTCTTTCCAGAAGTGGTCAGGTGGCGTGTTAAGCGAGTTTTATTACAGCAACTCGGCCCTGGCTGAAGCCTTTCTGTACAACGGGGTGCTGGACACTGGAAAGCTGGTCCTAATGTCAAGCCCTGTCATCGGACTTGATGCCTATGGGCACAAGGTCAATGGGGTCCGCTCGATTCTCGAGGGCGACCCAAAAGCCCTGATGATCCTCCCGATGGACGAGCGGGAGATTGGTGCGTCTGGCTTCTACCATTACCGTGACTATGCGAATAACCCAACGGGCACAGCAGCAGAAGTTGACGGGAGTTTCATTGAAATCGGGGTAGAGGAGACGGAAAACGGCCCCGTTTGGGTGCCAAGTCAAGGCGAAGCCAAGAAGTCAAACTGGCAAGTTGAGGTCTACGTTGACAGCCAAGTCTCCACGCAGACCATCCAAAACGCGGCAACTATCACCTCAATCACGGGTCTTAGCTCGCAACCGTACTCCTACCCCGCTACCGCTACCGCATCAGTTGCTATCAGTGCAGATGCACAGGTCAACAACACCCAGCCAGCTATCACTGTCATCTGCAAAGGGCGCATAGTGGATACCTGGGATGGGGCGACTGACAGCGAGGGCAACCCTGCCCTGATCCCCGCCTGGTCGCGCAACCCTGCTTGGATTGCAGCTGACCTCCTGACGCACCCCCGCTATGGCCTCGGTGCTGAGCTGACGAGTAGTTCTATTGACTGGCCCTCATTCAAGTCCTGGGCTGACTTCTGTGATGAGGGTGTGCCTGATGCCTTTGGCACTGTTGATGTGTTCGGGATCAAGGCCGAGGGCGCTGCGGTGACTGGTGACACGCAGATCCTCAAACTGTACGTCGGACTCAAAGACGCTGCTGGAGGCTCGGCCCTCCCTGAGTCCGTCATACCTCAAAGCTGGACGGGGAGGACACCGAAGACTCTCGAGCCTACTGCCTATGTCTCCCTGACCTCAGTGGCATCTGGTGGTCTGTCTAGCCAATGGGTAACGGCTGACGATATCACGACAGGTCTAAACCAAGCGAGCAACCAGCTGGGGATCTACTCTGTGGAGTATTTCGACACTGCGTTGCAAGGCTATGACTCATATGCTGAGGTTGACCTAATCTGGAACAGGCTTGACAGCTCAGGGGCTGCGATATGGCCCACAGGCATAGTCACGGGCAACACGTTCTATATCGGGGACTTCCCTGGCTCACTGACCTCCTTGGCCCAAGCCAGCGGCTATGAGGCTCGGTGCATGTTTGATGGAGTCTTTGACCAGCCCCAGTCAAGTGCATGGGAAGCAGTTTTGCAGATTTTCACGGCTGGGCGAGCCATGCCGATCAAGGCAGGCAAGAAGATCATTGCTGTTGTGGACAGACCTCGCCCCGTGGTTGGCGTATTCGGGCAGGGCAACATAATCACGGACACGCTAGAGCTCAGTTACACAGGCCCGAAGCAGCGACCCAATAGCGTAGAGGGGGACATATTAGATGAGGCCGCCAACTATGAGCGGCGCACCATTATCGTTGACCACCCCTCGGTTCAAGACCCGACGCTGTTTGATGCGTTTCGCAAAGACCGCTCGGATTTCAGGGGGGTCGTTCGCGCCTCTCAGGCAATGCGGGATGGCACTTACCGGCTCAACCGCTACAACCTGGTGCGCCGTCATGTCCGGTTTAGCGTTGGACCTGATGCAGTCAACCTGATACCTGGTGACCGCATCCTGGTTAGCCATGATGTGCCGCAGTATGGTTTCTCAGGGCGACTCAGGGCAGACCAAATCACCTACAACACCTTCCCCAAAGGTGGCTCGGTGTACAACTCCTGGGACCAACAGGGCGGCTCTAATGCGCTCTCAAGCGGTGCCCTAATCCGAGAGGACGAATCAGTTGGTGAACCACTCATCACCTCTTACACACCGTCTGAGCTGTTCGCCCTCCCCACTACTAATGACGCTACAGCCCCAGCATTGGCGCAGGGGCAAGACGGTGGAGATGCGTCCATAGCAAGGGCTCCTGAGTGGGGTTCGCAGTTTGTGGCGACTGCGCCCCAACTGTACCCCCCTAACTTGTCGCAAGCTCCGCTCGCAGTGATTAGGTCATCTAGCTACCAAGCTGTGTTTAGCGTGTACGTCAAGGAGCCAGCTCTTGGTGCGTCAGCTGTGGTGCGCCTTTCGATTTGGCGACTGGTAGACGATTCAGGGCAGGTGATAGACGCACCATATGTGGGAGACTTCACCTGGTCGAGCGGTGCGATCTCGTCAACCTACGCACAGACAGGCATCACAGCCAGCGTCTCGTCTATCGGCTCAGGTTGGTACAGGCTCGGCATCGTTTACAACAACGCCACAGCTGGTGGTGCTGTGGGGGACTACCTGCAAGCTCGAGCCCAGATAGCCGTGACCTCTGGTGGTGGCTCCTCGGGCACGTTCCAGCCTGTAGCTGAGGGCGGCAAGGGCACCAACTTCTTGGCCTGGGGTGACCCGCTGGACTGCACACAGGCAGCCTGGACACGGTACAACCACGGGACGAGCAGCATAGCGATTGAGAATATCACCTATGCCCCCCCTCTATACACTGCGACAGATGGCACCTATGGCAATGTCATCAAGCTGCATAAGCCTGCTGCGATAGCTGCGGGCACCACGCCACCCAACCTTGTGCAGACTCAGACCCTCACCACAGGCAGCGGGCTCGCGGCCTGGAACGGGGAAGCGGGGACGCTGACAGGCTAT